ATGAGCCGTAAAAACAGAAACAAACAGCACAAACAAAAGAGTACCGGCGGCGTGGAGGCGTTCACGTTCGGTGAGCCTGTTTCCGTTCTCGACAGCCGGGAGATTTATGATTATCTGGAATGTGCCCGGATGGATCAGTGGTATGAACCGCCGATGAGTTTTAACGGCTTGTCCAAGGCATTCCGGGCGGCACCGCATCACAGCAGCGCAATCTATGTGAAGCGCAATATTCTGACCAGTACCTTTATCCCGCATCCGTTGTTAGACCGGAAAACGTTCAACAGCTTTGCACTGGACTTTCTGATATTCGGTAACGGTTATATTGAAAAACGTCACAACAGGCTGGGCGGCATACTGGGATTCAAACATGCCCCGGCGAAATATACCCGCCGGGGTATCGACCCGGATCAATACTGGTTTGTGAAATACGGTTACGACAGTGAGCCGTTCCCGTTTGAATCCGGCGCGGTGTTTCATCTGATTGAACCGGATGTGAATCAGGAACTGTACGGTCTGCCGGAATATCTGGCTGCGCTGCCGTCAACGCTGCTGAATGAATCTGCCACATTGTTCCGCCGCCGGTATTACCTCAACGGCAGTCACGCCGGGTACATCATGTATATCAGTGATTCCGCCCAGACGCCGGGTGACATCGACAATATCCGCAAAGCGGTGCGCAGCAGCAAAGGACCGGGTAACTTCCGCAACCTGTTTCTGTATGCACCGAACGGGAAGAAAGACGGGATTCAGGTGATGCCGCTCAGTGAAGTTGCCGCCAAGGATGAGTTCCTGAACATCAAGAACGTCAGCCGTGATGACATGCTGGCCGCGCACCGGGTACCGCCGCAGCTGATGGGGATACTGCCGCAGAATACCGGCGGCTTCGGGGATGTGGAAAAAGCGGCCAAGGTGTTTATCCGTAATGAACTGATGCCGTTACAGGCCAAGATGAAACAGCTGAATGACTGGTGCGGTCAGGAGGTGATCCGGTTTGAGGATTACCGGTTGCCGGACGACGGCGAATAATCACAGCACGAACCACAGAAACCGCCGCCCGGCGGTTTTTTACGTCCGCACATAATGAAGATCGGTGTTACCAATAATAATAACAACCCACAATATTATACTAAACCCGCAGCCGGAATACGAATCTGCCGGATTTTGCCACCCTGCAACCTGCCTTTACATCGCCTGTATCGCTCTGTGTGACGACCTGAAAAAAGATAACCTGCACCACATCTTTTTACTTTTAACGCCACCACGCCCGGGAAATTTGCGGGAACCGGGAAGCGAATAAACATGCCGCCGCGCAATCGTAGCCCCGCCACGCCTGCCCACTAATACACCCCTTTTCATGCACCTGCAAGCGATCCTCTGAACCCCGCCGGATATGGTGCTGCGCGTGAATGATGGTCAGTTCCCGTTCATGCGTTTTTGAGGAATTTTTGCATGATTTATGCGCCAGTCCGGAAACAGTGAAAATCGTTCTGATTTTTCCTGCCCCCTCCGGAAAGCGGTTACATCGGTTACACACTCAGAAAACACGGTATAAGTTATTGATAATGAATATATCACTTGTAACTTTCATACGGTTACATCGGGTAACAAAACACAGGGTAAAAAGTTACACCCTTATAAATCAATATATTATGAATATGAAATGTAACCTTTTTATTCGGTTACACGTAACTGCAAAGTAACCCTTTTGTAACTCCTGATATACTCATTATTTATCTATTAATTCAGTAAGATAGAAAGTAAATCTATTTTTGTAACCATTGTAACCCGTTTCCGACCCCCCCCCACGGATTTTCATTATTAATATATAGGGATAAAAAAGCAGATGATTCTTTCTCTGTTTTTATCTTACTCACGCAAAGCTATTCTGCATTCTCCTGTGTGTATTTATCTGTTGCAGGAAAGGTTATGTACCACAGGCATGACTGATGGGGAGGGGGCAGTATTGGTTTGGTCGTTCGGCAGGCGCTGAGAGAGATTTACAGGAAAGAAAAAACCGCCTGTTTCGGCGGTTCTGGCGCAGGGGTACTGATTATCCACGCTGCTGGGTTAGTTATATTTCACGCCGCAGAAAGGGCAGTAAGACATTTTTACGCAGTTACTGAGGCGGGTAATATTTTTTGCCATCTCACCACTTTTCTTTTTAGCCCTGTATGCGAGTTTGTAATTGAGCATTACGTAGGATTTGCCATCCTCAAGTGACAGCATTTTGTTATCCCAATCAGTTTCATAATCAATTATTTCGCCACCGTCAGGAACCTGTTGCGAAATGTGCTTTTTAATCTTTTCACCCATTTCGTTCATACAATTGCACATAACATTATCCTTTCGTAATTGTGTTGTTAGTCAGTATTGGTACAGGTTTTGAAATATCCGCTTAAACGGCTTCCGGTGACTGGCATAAGAAAAGCTGCCGGAACTGATGTTCTTTATAAAAACCATGGCTCACAGGACGTCTGGAACAATGCTGTTCACCGCATTCGTGAACCATGAAAGGAACTACGTCATAAAAATATGATTTCTCTCTGAATACGACCTCGGCACCATTATCACATCCGTCACGGGATGAGTAATATGTCCTGCGCCATTTTTTATGCATGGTAATACCCATCACTATTTTAATCATGTCACGCGGGTTATCGAACCATGCCCATTCAGAAACATAGGTATCGCCGGATAAACCCGCCCAGCACGGATGATTTTCCGGCAGAAACCGGATTTCAGCGCCGTTGCTTAACTTAATTATTTGTGATTTCGTTTGAACCATCCGCCCTAAAAACAAGGTAGCGTACTGAGCGGTATTTGAAATAAATGTATTTTCCGGCTCCGTTGGCGCCGGTTCGATAAATATTTTATTCCGCCCGGTAAGACAGGCATCAAGCACGGCTTCAAGTGCAAAATAATAATCTGCGCCAATCTGACGGCCTTTATGCAGATAGCGCTTGCGCTGAAAACGGTGATAATACCAGCGTTTCTGCCAGGGGAATAAATCCCCCAGTCTGGCATACAGGCTCATAATTAATTCGGTTGTCACTTCAATCTTAATGGTCATTTTATTACTCCGTATGGTTAGTTTTCACTGTTTTCCTGAAATACCCAGCACTTGATCACTTCCGGCTTTTTCGCTGTACTGGCTATCGGTAAGCAACTGTTGTACATGCTGTTTACACAGCTTCTTACGGTTTTGATGCCGATGAATTTACGCATCTTCCCGGCTTTCAGTAGGTTCTTGATATCGGTATTCAGCAGCAGGGATTGCCGCTGTTCACTTGCCACCTGTGCGATATGGTTAAAATTCACCGCATACATGCCCGGTTCGGTACTGTGGTTCACGCCGTGGGCTTCGTTGTCCTGGAGATAATCAAAGGTTTCCCAGAACTCCATCACCGGCGGCTGATCAAGCTGGATGGCCTGAACGCGCTGTTTTGCCAGTTCAACAATAAAATCCCGCGTTTTTCTGATGCGGTCAGCTTTCACCGCCAGTACCAGCGACACAGTTTCCAGCAGGGCGATCAGCTGGGCGTGGTTCTTGGCAATACGTTCATGGTTAATCGCTTTATCCGCGAACAGTTTCGCCTGTAAATCATCCACCCGGGCGGTGTACTGCGTTAAAATGGCATCTTCTTTCATTAATACCAGCGGCAGGAATCCGGACAGTTTTTCGATAGGGTAGCGTTCCAGCGCAATAGCCGCGTGGCGGGTTTCAATAGTCTGCTCGGCTTTATCGGTGTAGAGGTGGATAATCCGCTCCAGAACGGCGCGTGAGGCGTTTATCTCCGCATTCTGTGCAATGATGATGCTGCCTTTGAATAACGGCTCATAGGTCTCGTTACCGTTATTTTTTACACCAAGTGAACGGGTTGCACGCCCGTTATACAGGGCTTTCAGCTCCTCCCAATCGACGCCTTTAATTTTGCATTATCCTGAACGCGGTCACTTTCAATTAAGCAGACCGGCAGATTACTGATCTGCGAAAAGTTACGGCCACGGGCGGCGGCACTGGATTTGGACGCATCAAAGCCTCATAATCTGCACGGCCGCACAGCCGCCACATAAATTCAATCAGGGTACTTTTCCCGGAACCCGGTTCCCCGCAGATTTCCAGAAACGGATAGCTTTTGTGGATCTTGCGGATTTGCTCCGAAAACAGTGAACCCAGCCAGAACGCCAGCACCACATAGCCTTTTTCACCGAATGCACTCCAGAGAGAATCCAGCCAGCGGTTATCAAATTCGTTTAAATCGGTATTGATTGATAATGCCGGGCTTAAACTCAGGGTTTTGATATCCAGCTTATTCAGGGAAAAGTAGTCTTCTTCGTTCAGGGTGAAGCACTTACCGTTCTGCACGGCCACATCATTAAAGACATACACGCCGTACTCTTTGTTGTAACCGACATAATTCTGTGTGATCACTTCTTTGATATCCGGCAGCGCCTGTTTGCAGATGCGGTCTAATTGCAGGGTTGTGCCGGTATACACCGCGCCTTTTGCCACATGCAGCAGCCGTTTTTTAAACTCACCGGCGCTGGTCAGCTGTGCGGCGGTAAAGGTGGCTTTCACACACGCCTGACGATGGGGAAAATCGACGCGGATATAATACCAGGACTCATCCGTTTCAACGGATTTCTGAAAATACAGCGGTGTGGGATAGCAGTTGGCGATCTCAACGACGGTCCCGGATTCTTTCACCGCTTTTTGCCGGGCTTCTTCGTCCGTCAGTCCCGGCTCTGCATCGTTGATACGCTCAATGGCTTTCATCATCTTATCGACATCCAGCTTAAACCAGTACAGCCGGTTATCATGCTGAAAATCAAATTCTGATCGCTCGGTCTGGTTGAACATCAGCCGGGCTTTCAAATGCTGACGCGGCCAGCAACAATTTACCGTAATAGCGGTAACGGTCGAGATCCCGTTCAGTCAGCCGTTCTTTGATGTGTAAGTCGTTCCAGTCATTGCCGTTATCGGTTTCCGCCGGTCGTGCGGCAGTGGCACGCCAGCCCTCATCCCGGCTGCGGGAAACAAATTTTTCATCGCCCGTTCACCGGCACTGCCGTTATCCAGCGCCCACACCAGTAACGGTTTCTTCTCTGCGCCCAGCGCTTCTCTCAGCGCATTCAGGGCAATGTCCGGGTAGTTGTGGCAGGTCATCAGGGAAACGGCGGTAATGCCGTTCTGGATCAGGCTCAGGGCGTCAAAAATACCCTCTGTCAGCCAGATCTCTTTCGCCTGTGTTAAATCCTGTTGCGGATGCTGCCACCAGTAACCTTTATAAGAGCCGAAAAAATTGGCTTTGCGGTCAAAACGGGATGGCCGGTCGATGATCCGTTCCCAGTACGCGCCGTTCGGCAGGGGGAATTTAACGGTTGCCGCCCCCAGTCCGTCAGCATGATAAGACGATTCAGTGTACAGTCCTTTCAGGGTGCTGATATCCAGTCCACGCGAGTGCTGTAAATAGGCATCTGCCGCTGCATTAGGTGCGTGTTCTGTCTTCGGATAGTGGGCTGACCAGTCATCAAAAACATCCGGGTACATTTCTTTGACAAACAATTCGGCTCCGCACTTATTTTCACGGCCGCAGCGCAGCACAAACGGCATTTCTACAGAGGTAAAGAGTTCTTTCTTTTTGCAGTTCGGGCAGACACCCTGCCGCAGATAGCCGTTCTGTTCTTTGAACTGAAAGTCGTTTATGAGGCGCGGCAGTAATGCCTGTAAGTGATATGATTTCATGCGATAACCTTACCGGATGATGATTAATTCAGAACCGCGATAATTTCACGTGCTTTTTTACGATTCCCGTTCGCTGCAATTGAGCGTGCGGCTTCTGTTTCATGGATGGTGAAGCCTAAATCGGCGTACAGTTCTGTGGCGGCCGGCGAATTGGAAACCGTAACCGGAGTCCCCTGCATGTCATTCAAATCTTTCAGGGCAAAGGCCAGTTCTTCATTGTCTGCATCCGTGAAACCGCCGCTGTGATACTGCGTGAAACTGGTTCCCATGTATGGCGGATCGCAGTACACGCCGTCCTCAAAATCGACCAGGGATAAGGTGTCCTGCCATGCGAGGTGCTGAATGCTGGCTTTTTCGGCTTTGGCCGCAAATGTGCGGATCTCTGCTTCCGGAAAATACGGTTTTTTGTAATGTCCGCAGGAAACATTAAATCCGCCTTTTCTGTTGTAGCGGCATAATCCGTTATAACAGTGACGATTCAGATAAATAAAATAGGCTGCGATAAATTCCGGTTGTAATACATGCCTGGAATTATTAAAAAATTCTCTTTCCAGATAATATCCGTTCTGAAATATTTCCATTTCAAACAGGTTGCGGACCATGCATAAAACCGTACCAATATTATCTGAGGCTATTTGCTGATACATCGTAATCAAATCATCATTTACATCAGCAATTAAATACTGTTCATAGTCCGTATTCATCATCACGGCACAGGAACCGGCGAAAGGTTCGACCAGGCGTTTTGTTTTAGGCAGGTGAGGGCGTAACTGCTCCATAATGCCGACTTTTGAACCTGCCCATTTGAGGATGGTTCTTTTCATTACCAGCCTCCGCGTTTTATTATTTTCATTTTCCCGCAACCCGGACATCTGACATGAAATTCGGTATATTTAATATTGTGAATACTCAGGCGGTGAAAACTGTAGTAAACCTTCCACCCATGCAGACCAAAACGGCAACGAATATCCATCTCACACGCTCCGGTAATGTTTATTTTTTAATTCATAAATGAACTGACAGTCCGCACACAGCGTGCAGCCAATGACGGCCTTCCTGCGTGCCTCCGGAATAGGGCGGTCACAGTTCTCACACACAAACACGGATATACGGGTGATCACCTGCCGGGCTGCGGCTATCTGACTTTCCAGCACAAGTGCGGCGTGGTCGTTGGCGCGGTCGATTTCATCAGACATGATTCAGTTCTCCCGCTTCATTTTCAAAGCGATCGGCATCGTCCATCAGTAACTGACAGATTTCTGCCTGTTCTAATTTTTCTTTCATTATTTTTGTTGCAAGGGAACGCTGGCGATCAGCAAACCGGTTAAGCAGAGACTTACGTTCATCTTCACGGTTAGCTTTTATATTTTCAGCTACCGGTGTAAATATCGGGTCAGGAAAAGATTTCATTTTAAAACCCCTTTATTTTTGTAATGGGATGCCCTGCATTATCAATGCAATTATTTGTTAATAACCGAGCTGATGTATTTTTGTGTTTCTGGTTGTCTGTAAATAATTTATTCTTTATTTATAAATAAAATATCTATAAATTTAATCGCTTCCTGTAATGAGTTTTCATTTCCGAATGAATGACATTCATCTGCACCATTCCGCAATGTAATCTGATACTGGGTCAGTGGTCTGGTCACATTACCCGGCAAAGTAACGATAACAAAGCCGCGATATGAATGACTGTGAGTGCTTATTTGTGTAACCATAAATCACCTAACTGTTCCGTAATGCGTCTTTTAGCATTGCAATTAAATTAACCTGAACCGTATCCTTTTCTCGTATTTTCGGACGGATGATAATCTCACCGCGCCTTACCATCGCCCTGCATGTGCTTAAAGGAATTCCGGATAGACGAGAATATTCTTTTAGCGATACATAAGGTGATGCGACACTGAATTCATACGTTATTTTGCTCATCAAATTTATCGTTGAATGATTTCAGACCTTCCAGAAAAATCAGTCTTGCCATTGCTGACATTGATCGACTGTCTCGTTCAGCAAGACGTTCTAACTCACCATGTTCAGGGCAAAGTAACCGCATAGGAACGAGTTTTTTTTCCTCAGCAGTACGCGGTAAACGCGACCGTGAGTGATCTTTTGCTTGTTTCATCATGATATATTGTGATCCACTAAGTACACTGTGAATCAATAATCTCAACGTTTGTTGAGATTGTCAAATGGAAAATAATCGAATGTTGAGTTTATCGGAACGAATCAGAGAAGAAAGAAAGCGCCTCGGCTTGACGCAAGTACAGTTTGCTGAGATAGCAGGAGTCCAGCCGACAACACAAATAAACTATGAAAAAGGCACTCGCACACCTGATGCTGGTTATCTTGAAAAGGTTGGTTCAGCTGGTGCTGACGTTTTATACATCGTTACAGGGCACCGGATGCCATTGACCGATATATCTACGGAAGAACAAAAACTACTTGAAAATTACCGCGCTTCATCAGAGGCGGCACGTTTAAATATGCAGACGGTTAGCTCTGCGTTCGCGCAATCAGAATTAGTTGAAAAACTAAGGTTAAGTAACTTTATTTTTATCCATCCACAAAGGAAATACTGAAATGAATAAGATACTTTTATCTGGCGTTTTACTGTTAGTTTCTTCTGTTTCTCTGGCTTCACCACTTAAAGCTGTATCAAAAGATGATTACGGCGATAAGTGGGCGTTTACAAGTGATGAAGTCCAACTGCAATGTATAGATGGCGGTGCTTTTGTGATGGATTACGACACTAATAATGTTTATGCGATATCAGGGCTTGCCAATCAATTAGCGAAAAAAGGAAAGTATCCTGCTGACGATATTAACGGTTCTTCATTCTGGAAAGAAAATCCGGATATGCCAGGTGCAAAAATAAGCCTCGCACCATTCATTACCGATGCACTGGCACTGTGCGGAAAATAAAAAATAGGATCATGTTGTGGCTGTAAGCAAACTACCTAACGGAAAATGGTTGTGTCAGTGCTTTCCGGATGGTCGGAACGGCAAACGCATACGAAAAACTTTTGCCACTAAAGGCGAAGCTCTCAGTTACGAACGCCGGATGACTCAGGATGCTGAAGACAGTGATGAATATTCTGTCAATGATGCTAATGCAGTGCGGATCAGTGATCTGATAGCACGCTGGTATGATATGCACGGAAAAACACTGAATGACGGCGCGGCACGCAAAGGAAAGTTAGATTCAGTCTGCGAACGGCTGGAAGATCCTCTTGCCTCTGACTTTGATAAAAATATGTTTGCTCAGTACCGGGAACTTCGGTTAAAAGGCAAATGGAATGCGAAAGGCAGAGGCTCCCCCAAGCAATCGACCGTTAACCGTGAGCAATCTTACCTGCACGCTGTTTTCTCAGAACTGAAACGACTGGGTGAGTGGAAAGGTGAGAATCCGCTGGATGGTGTTCGCCAATTTAAAGAATCGGATCAGGAATTAGCGTTCTTATATGGTGATGACATAAAAAGATTGCTTGCCGCGTGTGATGATTCAACTAATAAAGATTTGGGTTTTGTTGTCAGGATTTGTCTGGCAACCGGTGCGCGGTGGGGTGAAGCACAAAACCTCACGCAATCAAATGTTATGCCGTGCAAGGTTACATTCACGCAGACAAAATCCAAAAAGAATAGAACTGTTCCTATTTCAAAAACACTGTTCGACAAATTACCAAAACGCAGAGGCAGACTGTTTACCAGCTGTTACGATGCATTTGAACGGGCACTGAAAAAGGCAAATATTGAACTGCCGGCAGGGCAGAGAACTCACGTTTTGAGGCATACATTCGCAAGTCACTTCATGATGAACGGCGGAAATATATTAGTTTTACAACAGATTTTAGGTCACAGCACAATTATGATGACGATGAGGTACGCGCATTTTTCCCCTGATCATCTTGATGCTGCCGTGGCATTAAATCCGCTTGATGAAATAGAAAAATAAGTGGCAGCAAGAGCGAATAAACGACAATAAATATCAATATATGACAACCGTAATTCATTGATAGGTGGTAACTTATTGTTTTTAAACAGTGGGTTATGGTTTTTAAAATCCCTCGGCCGCAAGGCTGTGCGGGTTCAAGTCCCGCTCTGGGCACCATATAGAAATTCATTGAGTTTTCAGTGAGTTAGAGTTAAAAGAGAGCGACCTTTATGGTCGCTTTTTTTGTGATTAAAATCACACTTCGCTACTGTTTCGCTATTAACTTTCGCTATTAATCCCCTTGTTTTGTTCTGTTTTTTGGCCACCGACGACCGGTACAACCTGAACTTTTCTGTCATATCTGGCGGTCTGAGTAATGCTTTTGTGCCCGGATATTGTTTGTTTCTCCTGCAGCGTTCCTTCCAGATCTGATATGCCTTTGGCCTTTAAATCGTGGAAAGTAAAATCAAATGAGACATCGGGATAATTTTGAATGGCGGCCTCTCTGGCTACCTGCCAACGGCTGTTAAATCCATCCCTGGTATATTTTCCCCCATTCTGTTGATGGACAACATAAAGACAAGGTATTCCGGATTTGTTTGGCAATGTTTCAGCCATTTTTATGGCTTTATGTAATCTGTCAGTCCAGCCTTTAATTTGTTTCTTGCCGGTCTTGCCCTGCTTAATGTATATCCCACTCTCCAGTAGTTGGTCTTTTTTCAGAGTTAAAACATCGTGTTGTCTTGCACAACAAAGATACGCCAGTTCCATAGCAACCTGTATAACCGGCGGTGATGATTGATATAGAGCATTGTATTCCTGATCGGTAATGTATCGGTCACGGGGTATTTCCTTAAATTGTCGGACTCCTCTGCAAGGGTTGCCTTTCACTTTTCCCCGCTCATATCCCCATCTGAAAACCCTGGACATAAATGTTTTTTCTCTGTTTGCCTGTGTCTTTGCTTTTAAACCTCTTTTGTCTAAATATTTTCTGATGTGCTCAGGTTTTATATTGTTAGGGTTCATTTTCCCGAAAACAGGTAATACCTTAAGTGAATACTTTATATAGTCTTTCTGTGTCGTATCCGACAGGTTTAAATAATCGGGTGATGCTATAAATTGAGCTGCTAATGATTCAAATGTGATGATGTTTTTTTCATCATCCATCAATTTTTCGTATGAAGCCCAGACCTGAGCCTGTGTGAAGGAAAAATCACAAAGGCGTATTGTCTTCCCGCCGGGCGCCATAAATTCAAACGCAGACGCCCACGCCTGACACGCGGAGGTAACCAGTTATCCTCCGGATTTTTACGTTTTCTTGATCGGGCCATGCTCACATAGCTCCGAAGTCAGGTTCTTCTGATACCGGTAATGCCTGCCGTTTAGCCAGCGGGCTATTAAAATGCGCCCAGGTTGTTTTTGGATATCCATCCGGCCGCTTTATAAAAAAGATACCGGCACGCTCCAGGGCTTCGCACTGTTTTGACGGGAATTGATAGCCGGTCAGTTCTATCATTTCCTCCGGGGTAATTACGTCACTCTCGTTTTTCATCTTGGTCTTGCCTTATCATCAATAAAATAAGAAGGTCGGCTGTATCGCATGAGCGTTTAATATCTGCCGGAGTGCATGGTCTGTTTTTTACACTGGCAGCCAGTCGGCCTAATTTAATATCAAAGTCGGTCAGTAATTGTTGTCCTGGTTGCCACGGTTCCATGATGCTTTCCCCTGTAATGGTATTGGCATCATGATAATCACCGTGGCGGAATAAAACTGATTATGCTTAATCAACTTTTGTGAAAGAGAGCAGGGTGGCTATTCGCGGCCAAGTGCTTTGTTGATTGCTGCGTCCGCCTGGTCGTGGTGAGTAACCAGTTTCCGGAGTTCGATTAATGCTTCCAGTAAACCAGGCGCTGCCGCTATTAGTCTGGCGTTCGCCACTTCTTCCTCTTCATCATTACAGCCGATACCGTCAGCAATAAGGCATTGCCATTCCTCATCCCTTACCAGTAACCGACCTTCATTGCTTGTGTACCACGGCCCAGGCGTACCCTTAAATTCCATGTTATTTCTCCCTTGCTCTGAGCATTGCGTCTGCCTGTGCATAAGCAGCATTGGCTATTAATTGCTGCTCATTACTATCTAAAGCTAACGGGACTGATGCCATAGCCTTTGCTGCAAAATAATCGCGCAGCGACATGCCCATACCTTCAATCCTGGAACCGTCTCCCATATCCATTTTTACCGGGAATGCAGATTCACCTGCTATTTTTAAGAGCGATATTTTATGTTCCATATTTCCTCCTATGCACTTCCCTGTGCTACGTGATATCCGAATAGTTATCCCCGCTACGGGGTGTTAGTCAGCCAGTGAAGCCGTGTTAATCTTTTCTATTGCGGACTCTGCTGTTTCGTTGTCTCCGTTAATATCTTCATTCACATATTCACGGAGTAAGGCAGTGATTAACTTTGCTTCGCATTCACTTAATTCAACTTTCATTGTGTCTCCTTAGTCAGTATTGATGATTGGCGAAAGGGTTTAATTTTGCTGTTTTGACTGCTGGTTACTCAACCGACTACAGCAAGCGATATCTACCCCCCATCAGGTCTTACAATCCGTACATTATTTGCTTTCATTCTTCTGCTGGAGTTCGTTACGGGCCTCAATTTTCACCTGTGGGGGCAGGTCGTAATACACATCACACCGACGATCAGTACGGATGTAGCCGTGACTGCCGTCAGGGAACGTGAGCTTTACCGGCCGGTCTTTGTAGTGTTGGTGTTTTAGCATTGATCTCGCCTTATCGTGACATGTCACGCTGAAACAAAGTGCCCGACTGCCGGGCACCGTGGGTAATCAACGAACCATCAGCGAACGTTCACCGATTTCAATTCGGGCGCCAGGAACTTCGATGCCGTTTTCCAGTGCCTCTTTGATCGCCTTTTTATCCGGTGACACGATGGTTTGTACATCAACGAGTGAATCGGGGATCTTCGTTTCATCATCGATGACAATTGACGCCCGGCCTTTTGCTGCGGTGAATGTATTTTTCACCGTTTTCAGTTTGTCCTGGCCGGATGCCAGCAGACAGGTCAGTGCATATTTTTTCAGGTCTTTGGCCTGACGCTTAAATGACTTTTCACGATCCGCCAGGCGTTTGGCTTCTTCACCCAGCGTATTTGCCTGCCCTTCAAGGTTACGGACGTGGATCATAATCGCGTCCAGTTTATCGCCGAGTGCGCCCTCGATACCTTCCAGTGTGTCGGCTATTTCTTCCGGGGTGAATTCACCGGTCTCTACCAGTCGTTGCAGCTTTTCATAGTCTGCGGCTAATGCAATTGCGGTTGCGCTCATTGGTCTGCCTCTTGTTTTTCAGTCAGTTTGGTTAAACACTCTTTCTCAATTTCTGTCAGGCGGCGCAGGCGGCCGGACAGGTATCCTGCATATTCGTTGTCACCGCGCGATTTGGCGCTGTTAAGATGCGCGGATATTTCGCGGGTAAGGGTGGATGCGATACCGCGTAATTCATTCTGTGTAACTGCGGTACGCATGGTTTCCGTGTTACGGGTGAATTTCTCATCCAGTTCTTCGCGGATCCGGACACTGTCCTCTGCGTTCTCGCTGGCCGCTTTGATTTCAAATTCCAGTTTATTTTTGATGAGGTATTCAGGGTTATCGTGCATACCCATGAACACATCAGAAGAGAACCCGAGCATTGACAGTGCTTTTTTAATCGCATCGGTCAGGGATTTTTTGATAACTTCAGCATCAACCTTTATGCCGTATTGGGTTTGATAGCGGTATGGTGTCGCGCCATAGCTTTCAAAATAACAGCACTTGCCATCTTTGCTGCGATACCAAAACTGGATTTTTATTGAATGATTTTGCTCGCAGAACAGAGAACCGTCTGCGTCACGCAGGTAGCGCAGAGCAACCTGTTTGTTGTTTTCCATAACAGGTTCAGTCAGTGGTTTGCCGTCCAGGAATTTTTCTTCAACCACCTCATAGCCCCAACCCTCACCGATCGGTCCGAAAATTTCGGTAGCACGCATAAACATGTAGTTACTGTTAATGCTGGTACCCTGAAATCCCGCGCCCTCTAAAGGCTTGGTAAAGCGTGGATCTGTGCGCTGTACCTGCTTCCAGATGCTCAGGTTATCCGTGTCTGCCAGAACCTCGGCAATCACTTCGGCGCGGCTGCGGAAGTCATCAGTAGCTGGTTCCTCGGCATAAACAGGTTCCGGGGTCTGTGCCGTGGTGACTGGTTCATCGTTGGCCGCTACTTCTGGCGCTGATTCATGTGTTGATTTATCCGCTTTTTTAGCACGGGAGCGCCTGGTCTTTTCCGGCGCTGCAGCTACGGGTGGTTTATCTTCCGTAATATCCGCACCGGCTCGGCCCGTTTCCTGATCATGACTACTTTCCGCCGGTGTTATACCGATACGGTCAGCTAAAAACTGTTTACGGGCTGCCGCATATTTCATCAGGTGAGGTAATTCTTTTCCTTCACGTACGACAGCAAAGACTGTTTCACGCGGGATCTGCAATGCAGTCGGGATAATACGGAACTCAGTAGACCAGCGCCTCCAGTTTTCATCTTCCGCCTCGATCAGTTTCTTCGCTGCAGATAATTTGCTGGGCTGAATTTCCCATGGGTCAAAATCACCGGGAAGAAGGGAGAGGGCGATTTCCTGATCCAGTGTCGCGTAATTATGTTCAAAATCACGTTGCTTTTGCTCCGGGACAGGGAGTTGCCCGGTGGCCGGTTCTGCAGGGAACAGGTATTCTTCTGCCAGCTTCTGTGCTTCTGCTTCGGTAATACCATCCTGAGCTTTTTCCAGAACAGTATTTACCAGCGCTTCTAAATCCTGTTCATTCAGCAGGGAAACCGTACGTGTGGCCGCGATACCTTTTGCAATATTCCGGATCTGCGGGTATTCATCACTTTCGTGAACAAAATCGACCGCTTTGCGGTACTCATTGCGGGTAAATTGTGTTTTTTCATACAGCATGATCGCCGCAATACGAACGACTGGTGCCGTTTTTGCAAACACTACCATTTCTTCTTCACGTTTTTGCCAGTCGGTACCGTTGAACTCGTACTCTTTGGCAAAATGTTCATCAAAACTATCGCCGGCCGGTGCTGGTTTGCCTGCCTGAGCTTCGCAGATTATTGGTGCCGCCACATCAAACTTTCCTGTATTTTCAGGATAAGTTTCCTCCAGCATCACGGTGGCCATTGCTCTGGCCATCTTCTCAGAATTGGCGGAAATCGTGATTGCAACAGTCACAGCGCCGTCTTTAAGTGCCGCATCTATGGGATTAAATGCACAGATATAATTGGTCATTGGTCTTGCCTCTTAATTTCCTGATTTAGCTAATTTAATTGCTCTTTTGATACCTGCTTTTTTAATGGATATACTTTTATATTTTCCACTTACTGAATTAGAAAATGCGGTCCCAGTTTGCGGGTAATACTCAACTCTGCGCTTACCTCCGATAATTGATATATGTTGCACGTCTGAGCTGGTGTCGCTGTTATTTTCGTGTTCGATAGCTGTTAGTTCGTTATCTAAAATTGCTGATATTGCGTGTTCGATGGAGTTCATTTCGCTGCCTCAAAAAGGGATTTTTTCGTCTTCTTTGGATATAACAGTACCTTCCAGACACAGCAGCGCCTGAATTTGATCTTCAATCAGCGAGGATTTGACCTGAGCATTTGCGAGGATTTTGTTTTGCTCATTACGCAGACTGTTTATTTCTGCGTTAACAAGATCTGTCTTGGTTACCACCGGGAACGGTAACTCAATCTGATGTTCAGCAACAGGAACCCCCATGTAATCAGCTGAGCTGTATTTGTGGGTGTATACTGAATACGCGATACTTCCGTCGAACTGCTTTTGGGCATGGACGTAAAGCGTGACTTTGAGGGTGTCAGGTTGTGCTTTCATAGCAACTCCTTTAAAATGATGTTTCCAATGATTCGTCATTGGTCTTGCCTCTTCTGACGGTTGGTCCCGTCAGTGGAACTCCGGATTAGCTTTGGTCGGCGACTCCGGGTAAAAGAGCCCACTTCGGTGGGTTTTTTACGTCTGAAATATGGTGCCCGTCTTTCCGGGCCGTCAGGTCGTCTTGCCTCTTCTGCCATCTTCGTGGCGTTATTTGTTTCCTGGTGCTGGCATAAAACTGTGAACGTTTATCCTGAATACCCGCTGTGGGGTTTTGATGGAGATAAATCTACAAGCAAAACTGAATATTGCAAGTCTGAGTTGCAAATGAAACTTGTAATTACGGGCGTTAAAAATTACAAGGAGTATAATTCCTTGTAATTTAAAGTTTAATGTTGAATGGGGATTTAGGCGTAGCGCTTGTAAACTCTGGACTGACTAATCAGCACTTTTCCGGCAATGAAAAATTTATCTTCGTCTTCTTTCGTGATTTGCCAGTCACGATAATTATTATTATCGGAAATAACTGTAAGCTGATCTTTAATCATCTGTAACCGTTTGATATGTAACGTTTGTCCGTAGACAAAAACATATACACCATCGCCATCAAAGTAATTTATGTGGACATCAATAAAAACTTGGTCACCAGGATTAATTGTACCTTGCATACTATCACCGGCAACAGTGATCATTTTTATGTTTTCACTTGGCCGGTGTCCGAACAGGCGTAAAGCTTCATCGGAGGTGTATTCAATCGACCTGATCGTCTCCATGAACTCACCTTTTGTTATGATGCCTGGGCCAGCACTGGCTTCAACATCAAGTAATTCAACAAGATAAGAATCATGTTTTTTGCTGTAACGCTCTGCCGGGTTGGTCCTTCAGATATATCATCCATTAAAAACCAGTGTTCCGGATAGCCGGACACAGAAGCCAATGCAGATAAATTTGTTCCGCTTGGTGCCGTTTTCCCGCTTACCCAGAATTGGACTGACTGAGGTCTTACACCAATTCTGCGGGCAAGATCAGACTGTGACCATCCATTCTCTGTGAGAACCTGGCTGATTCTGGCTGCTGATGTTTCATTAGGATTCTTTTTCATAATGTCATATTACAAGGTTTTCTTGTACTCATCACTTCAAGAAAAACTTGAAATAACCAATTTGTAATTGTAAGATTAACTTGTAATCAGGTTAAGGAGACCGATATGACACCAAATCTTAAAAGCAAAATTGTCACACTGGCCAACCAGTCAGAAATTGCCCGCAGGTTGGGAATAAAACCACAAACGGTAAATCTGTGGTTTAAAAACGGAGTGCCGGCACAAAAAGTTTTAAGTCTGTGTGAGTGCCTCAGCTGGAAAATAACCCCCCATGAGGTAGCGCCAGAAATTTATCCGAACATTGCTGATGGCTTACCCGACCGTGGTGAATTATCTCAGCAAGCCAGTTAAAAAACTGATTATTCATAATCAATTTCGCGACAGGAGACGCAAGATGATGAATAACAATCAAATAATTAAGGATGAGATTGAATTATGGGCGGCAGAAAAGGGGCAGGAGCATGTCGCAATCGAAATTAGCAGGGCGCATTTTTTAATACTGTGTGGTGATAAACCGTCACGCCTGTACCCGATAGAAGACGGGGCCGGTAACGCAGATTGGAAAGCGATTAATAACAACAGGCAGCAAATTTTCCGTTGGTTGCGCGGTAATTCTCCGGCAGCAGACAGAAAGTTCAGTGAGCTGATCCCGGCAATCAAAATTGCATTACCTGCTGACCGGTTGGCGCGGGTTAACGGGGATGAGTCGGTTAATTATCTGGCTTCCCTGGCAATCAAAGAATTTGCTGCAGCAATCAGCGAAACACTTTTAGGTAGTCGTGACATGTCACAGTGCATATCAAAAGCAGTAACCGCATTAAATGCGATGCGCATGACCAGCGCATGAGAAAGAGGCAAAGACCAATGCTGAATACAACCGAAAAAATCACCTACCGCAACGGATTTATGCATAACGGCGACCCGACGGACATTGAAACAATACGGCCAATTTTTGAGGGACGACGTGCTGCGGCTCTCAGTGTCTGGGAACAGTACGAGCAGATGAAAGCAAAATTACTGCAGTGCAATCTGACCCCTGAACAGTATCAGCACGCATGCCGCGATATTGCCAGAGCACTGGGGGTGTGACGTGAGTAATAAAATTCAGGGCTACGTATGGGATGCCTGTGCCGTTTCCGGTGTGAAAGGCACAAAACTGATGATTATGGTTCGCCTGGCTGATTTCTCCAGTGATGAAGGGATCAGCTATCCGAGCGTAGAAACACTGTCCCGGCAGATTGGGGCAGGGGTCAGCACTATCCGTGATGCATGCAGTGAGCTTGAAAAGGATGGCTGGCTGACAAAAAAACAACGCCGAAACGGTAACCGTAACGCATCGAATTTATATTTTCTCAATGTCGATAAGCTGGAAACTATCGCGTTACAGGAAATCGCAAAGCTGAAAAAACAGCGTGAAAATAACGCAATTTCCCACCCTCCAGTTTCTGACGGTTCAGAATCCGACCGGTCAGAAAACAGTAATTCCGGGCGTTGACCCTCCAGATTCTGGCGTTAAAGGGGGTTTTCACCCTCCAGAATCTGGAGGCGATCCATCAGTAAATTCAAAACATGATCCATCAGTAAATTCAAAAGAGGATCCGAAGCCTGCGACGCAGAAAAAATCCACGGTGAAATTTGACCCGTTGTCAGTCCGTCCGGAAAACGTCAGCGAGCCTGCCTGGCAGGATTGGGTGAAGTTCCGGAAGGAGATTAAAAAACCACTGACGGAAACCAGCTGCCGGCAGATTGGCAAAAAGCTGGCCGGGCATCCGGATCCTGATTCTGTGCTGTGTGACTCGATTGCCAACGGCTGGCAGGGAATATTCCCGGAACGCACCACAGGTCGGAAACCGGCTAAGCCGAGCACACACTCCGGATTCAGTGATAAAAACTACGAGAGCCGCTCAGCGGCATGGGTGAACGGGGGCAAGCATGTCTGATGAACTGAACGTGAACATCCCGCCGCGCTTTGCTGCAGCGACATTTGAGACGTATCACTCGGCGAATCCGGATGCGAAAAGCAATCTGAAAATCTGCCGCGAGTATGCCGATACATGGCTATCCAGAAAAACCGCCGGAGAAGGACTTATTTTGTGCGGAACACCAGGAACCGGGAAAACACACCTCGCAGTGTCAATCGCCCGTCAGGTTGCCACTGAGGCGAAGGAATCGGTATTTATCACCACAGCGGCGCGTATCATCCGGGCTTTTCGCCGTACATGGGCTGGCGATGCAGAATACAGCGAGCTCGACGTATTGGAAAAATACTGCGAGCCGGGTCTGCTGATTATCGACGAAATCGGGGTGCAGTACGGAACTGACTCAGAGCGCAATATTTTGTTTGAAGTGATTAACGACCGGTATGAGGACATGCTGCCGACCATCATGATCAGCAATCTGCCGCTGAACGAACTGGCCCCGCTGCTGGGTGAACGAGTTGTTGACCGCATGCTGGAAGGGGGGGCAGTGCTGTCGTTCAACTGGCCAAGCTACCGGAGTAATTGATTATGTTCAGTGAGCAGGAATTAGAAGCCGCTGTCATTGGTGGTTTGCTGGCCGGTGGTGCCACTCAGGATGCCTATGACGTTCTGGCAACACTGTCTGATGACGCTTTCAGTGTCGGGTACTTTTCCAGGGTGTACCGGGAAATAAAAAACAGGCACTGACGAGTGCAATTATCGATCCGGTATTTATCGCGGACGCACTCGGGGGAAATGGTGATTTTGCTCATATCATGGAGCTCACCAGAAAAACCATCTCATACGCAAACCTGAAAGGGTATGCCGAAAAAGTCAGGAACTATGCGGCTGTTCGTAAAATTACAGCGCTGATAAATAAATTTCAGAAAGAAATTACTGATGCGGCCACTCATGACCAGGCCGAAAGCGTAATTCAGAAGTTCAGCAGCGAGTTCACCCTGATCACCAGCGAGAAAGAAAGCCTGGTACCGGTTCACCTCAACGAACTGATTGACGGCTATGTTGATGTGCTGGAGAAGCGGAACCGTGGCGAGGGCAGCGGCATGATGATCCGGACCGGTATCGAAGCACTGGACGATAAAATCGGTGGTTTTAACCCTACGGACCTGATTTTTATCGGCGGCCGGCCGGGCATGGGTAAAACTGAACTGGCACTCACGATGATGGAAAAAATGACAACCGCTGGTGACTCTGTGCTGATGTTCTCCATGGAAATGGCGAACATGCAGATCGCCGAGCGTATGATTGCCGGGGCTGCGCAGTTGCCGGTTTCCAAAATGCGCAATTGTGATTTGGACGATGAAGGCTGGGCGCGGATCAGTTCAGCAATCGCACATCTGATTGACCGGGACATTCACATTATCGATGCCAGCAATCTGACCATTGATCAGATATGCGTCATCAGTGAGCGACATAAACGCAAATATCCGGCCACAAAAGGCATTTTCATCGACTACCTAGGGCTGATTAAAAAGCCTAAAGCGGAACGTAACGACCTGGCGATTGCCGCGATATCCGCAGGTATGAAAGGTCTGGCTAAACGTCTGCATACACCGGTAGTTGCTCTGAGTCAGTTATCCCGTGACGTGGATAAACGACCGCTGAACCAGCGCCGTCCGGTGGCTGCAGATCTGCGTGACTCCGGCAGTCTGGAACAGGATGCAGATTTTATTTTCCTCACTTACCGGGACGTTGTTTATAACCCGAACAGCCCGGCAAAAACTATGCGGAGATCATCATCGAGAAGAACCGGCACGGAGAAACCGGCACTGTGTATCAGGAATTTAAAAACGGCCACTATCTGCCAACCGACCAGATTTCAGCAGCAGAAGTAAGCCGTATGCAGCAACAGGCGGAGGTACCTAAAAGACGCCGCTACGCCGACAAAGCATTTTAAGACCAACAGAGGCAAAGACCATGATAATCAAAGACCCTGTTACGTGCGAATCTCTCGTGCGTGATAACTATCCCCGCATGCCGGATGATGCCTGTGACCATACCAACTGTCACTTAGACCGGCTGCATGCCGCGCGCCGGGCCCAGAAAAAAATCCCGTATCAGTCTTCCCCTGAACCAAAGAAACAGGGGGAGTGAGTATGTCCGGACAATCAAATTATTTACCTGCAGGTCTGCCTCACAATCGCGCCCTGTGGCCCGTTGAGTATCAGGAAAAAGAGCAGCTTGATTTGGCTGCCAGTCGCCTGATTAAGCAGCTCAGAATGCAGAAAATACACAGAACGGCTGTACTGGTGGCTATCGAAAAAACACCGGCGGATCAGCAGTCGTTTTTCCGGGAGCGCCTGAACTACTGGCAGGAGGTGATGAAGTGATGGAATCAATACCAACTCAGCGTTCAGACTACGTCATCATGCTGGAAGAACTACGCAACAAGCCAACCCACATGCTGAAAGAGATCGGTGACCAGTGGCGGACACCTGATGCGCTTTATTGGGGTATCAATGCAAAGTTCGGCCCGTTCACCCTCGACCTGTTTACGGATGGCCAGAACAGTAAATGCCCGAACTATTACACCGCCGAAGATAACGCACTGACACAGGACTGGTCAGAAAAGCTGAAAGAGCTGGGCGGGGCAGCATACGGTAACCCTCCATATTCACGAGCAAACTATCATGACAAACAGGCCATAACGGGGATGGTCCATATCATGAAATACGCCCTTGCAATGCGGGATAAATATGGTCGGTATGTTTTTCTGATGAAAGTGGCGACCAGCGAAACATATTGGCCGAAGTGGGCTGATCACATTGCATTTATCGAGGGCCGTATTGGTTTCGATTTGCCTGAATGGTTCGTACCGGCAGATGACAAACAAAAGCCATCGGGCGCAATGTTTGCCGGTGCAGTCGTCATTCTGGATAAGGACTGGCAGGGAGATAAAATCAGTTATATCAGCCGCGACGAGCTGATCGCCATCGGTGAACTGTTTATGCGGCAGGCGCATTGGCTGGTAGCGAAAACAGGGGAAGCTGCGTGATGTTTACTCGATATATTCTGTTTATATTGTTCTGGAGTGTGATTGTTACCACGATAGGGGGAGCATTCAATGGCTAAGTCCCCTGCAGAACGCAAAGCCGCGCAGAGAGCGCGGCAAAAGAAAACCGGTATCGTCAAACTTGAGTTGCTGGTGGATGAACAGGAACTTGAAATGCTGCAGCGCAATTGTGCGCTACGGCGTCCGGGCAGGGAACCCTATGAGCTGAACGAACACATCACAATGCTTATCAGAATCGATGACCGGTCGCTGAAATCAGAGATTGAGACTTTGGGTAAGAAAACCTGCCGGAAATGCGGCGAGAAATTGCCGGTGGCGGAGTGCTGCCTTAGTGGCGATTCGGAGTGCTGGAATACGCTTGGTTGGCATAAATTAAAACTAAAACATATTGATTAAAAGCAAATGTAGTAATAGCCTAAATAGCTTGCAGTTTTTTCTAGTTAATGGTGGTGTTTTTATACTAAATGTAATGACTTACGAGTCTGAAGATATGAGTAAATATAATGATAGCATTAAAGAAGGCAGCTAAGGAACTAAAAAAAGACCAAACTGATGCATGGATAAAACGTATCAATTGGATATTTATGGTTGAACGTATTGAGGATAAACTTAAAAAACTGAAAATTGATACATCATCTACAAGTGAATTAGGTAGTCTATACCTAAGCAAATCCGATAATCATTTAATGGAACGTAGAGGATTATTAAGTTTCCAATATATTAATTCTATTCATATTCACACAGGGAGCAGGTCTTTAGGTCTATTTATTCCCAATAAAGATAAAACTGATGTTATAGCAGCTCATGAGAGGAATGCACAGATGTGGTATTCTCAAGGGCCATCTGGTGAGGTTATCGTTTTGTGTCTCCTTATGATTCTGATCTTGGTAAATTTGATGAGAATGAAATAATTATCGGGAAATATACCAATCCATATCAAATAAACGAAACTGTTATAATTAAACATTTTTCAATATTCTTTAAGTATTGTGCATGTACATCTCAGCATTCGGCAGAAAAATTCAAGCATTATTTTTACCGGCAATACCTTATTTTCAATGATTTTAGATTTAGGTCAACATACATAAAAAAATTCATTAGAAATGGAGAGCGAGCAGTTCTTGTCGCTTTTACTGTGGCTGCAGTATTTGTTGCTCTATACTTTAAAGGAGGTGGTTGAAATAGGTTGTTAATAATAAATAACTATGCCAAGTAGTTGATTTTATAAATTAATAATATATTTATGATGATAGCATGGCAACATAGATAAATTCTTATCATGAAAGTTAATTATGTATGAGTGATTTTTTTATTCTGACTGTTTTTTTGAAAAGTATTAAGATGTCACGCTAAGGAAAATATAGCTATAATACTTTTTTATTAATGTATTATTAGTTGTCGGCCTGACAACCGGCATCCTGAACACCCGCTGTGTCACTGGAGAACACCATGGCACAGCATAGCTTTATCAAACTCCCCAACGATACTCTTGCGCCTGCAAATCCGGCAGCAAGGGATTACCTGCATTCAAAAGTTAAGTGCGGTGATGTGCTGTCAGCAGACTTCAAAAAAGCACGTAACCCACGATTTCATCGTAAATATTTCGCACTCCTGAACCTCGGTTATGAATATTGGGAACCGGTCGGCGGCACCATTTCGCCGGAAGAAAAAGAACTGGTTCGCGGGTATGTGAAATTCCTCGCTTATTACACGGACAATGACGATGCTCTGCAGTCAGCGGCTGACGCCTATCTCGATGATGTAGCACAAAAGCGCGCGCAGAATATTACTGCGACAAAATCCTTTGACGCTTTCCGATCCTGGGCCATTGAACAATCCGGCCAGTACGACACCTACGAAATGCCTGACGGCAGCCTGCGCCGTGTCGCTAAATCAATCAGCTTTGCCAAAATGGATGACCTGCAATTTGGCGAACTCTATAAATCCACGCTTGATGTGCTGTGGAACTTCATTCTGTACCGCAACTTTTCCACGCAACAGGCCGCTGAGAACGCGGCAGCACAGTTATTAGATTTTACCTGAGAGGCAAGACCAATGACCAAATCAAAGACCAAAACAGAACAGCAATGGCTGTCGGATGTGGCCGAACTCGGCTGTATCTGCTGCCGTAATATGGGGTACGGAGCATCTCGTGCGGAATTGCATCATGTACGCAACGGGCAGGGTATGGGGCAACGGGCGAATCATTATTTCGTACTCCCGTTGTGTCCGCAGCACCACCGGGCATGTTACGCAACGGGATTTCATGCCGCACCGGCAACATGGCAGCAGATCCACGGCAGCGAACGTGAATTGCTGGAGCAGGTAAAACTGGAAATCAGGGAGCTGCGGGCATGTGGGGTGTAATGAGTATTTCGGATGGTTTGCAGCTGGATGAAGAGCGTGAGGCTTGGCTAGAGTGAAACGTAACCTTATGACTAACAACGATCTAGAAAAAGTCAGTGTCTGTTGGTGTGACGGCAGATATTTCAATGACCTGACCCGTGATGGTGGTGAAATTTGTAAATTAGTTTATCAACGGGAAAAGCACGAGGAGGCTGTGTAATGAAACTCGAAAGCACATTAAAACAATTTCATCCGAAGTCACCGACATTCAGTGACAGCTCAAACTCCACGGCCCCGGACAGACTGAAAGGCATGGATTCGGCAGCGGCAATGGGTATGGCGTCACAGCGTGCCGCGTTCGGCATGCATGCGTTCTTTGGTAAAAATGATGTCAGTGTTGAGGATAAATTCAGGACCGTTGAAGCACTGACGCAGTACGCCCTGCGCACGGTACCAAAGCTGGTGGCCAAAGCGGCCGGTAATCGCGTTGCTCAGTGTATGAAGATTCTGTCTGCAATGGCATTTGAGGATTACGCCCGTTCAGCGGGTTCGGTCTGTCAGTGTCAGGACTGCGGCGGAAAAGGGCTGATTTATCGCCGGAAAGAGGTGGTGAAGTATCCGGGTATCACCAATATGGAAGGTACCGTGATTGTTGAGCCGGTAGTCCGTACTGAGCTGGTGAACGAGTTATGCACGAACTGCAACGGAAAAGGGCAGTTAACCCACCGGTGCCGCTGCAAAGGCCGGGGTAAGGTGTATGACGAAGAGCAGAGCGAATTACAGGGGGCTCCGGTATTCAAAGACTGCCCGAAATGCTCAGGACGCGGGTATAAGCGTGTGCCTTCATCAGTGGCTTATCAGGCGATAAAGCATCTGGTACCGGATTTAACCCAGCCAACCTGGTCACGAAACTGGAAGCCATTTTATGAAGGGCTGATAGATAAGTGTTATCTCGAGGAAAGCACTGCTGAGGCTGTATTTTTTCGAATTTCGTCTTAAGTATTTTAAAATGCAGGTAGGTTTTCTTATTTAATATTTCTCATACAAGACTAATATAAAAGTAACGTATAAGGATATTGTAAAAAGGAACAAACATTGTGAGTAAACGCGATGATATAATAGATGGAAAGAATTACGGTAGAAAGTATGGGCTTATTTATACAGAAGTGCTTGGATGGATAGACTTGGGGCATGCACAAGGTAATGATATCAGAGAATTACTGCGCAAGATTGATGCCGCTGAATCAACAACCTCTGAAAAGTCGACCTATGATATTCACTATTCTCAATCTATGGTTGACCCAACGCGTACTATGAAAATGGGGAAGTTCGTTACCTGGCGCATTAAACGTGGACGCTCGTATGAAGAGAGGAAAAGTATAGCGCTAGGGATGATGATGTCAGTTGCCAGCAAATTTGAAGCACTTCAATCGTCTTTTTTGTCGGCATGGTAACGGATAGTGGTTTCAGCGGAGAAGATTTAGTATCTGATCTGCTTGGGTTTTATCGAGTGGTAACGAATTTAGACTTATTTCCTATGCTGAAACCTGTAAGTAAAGAATCAGCTATCAGACGCTGGAATTATTATGGAGAAATAGGCAAATGGAAGAATGAAACGTTTGTACCTTTGCTGTTTCCGGACCCAGCGGAAAGAGTAAATCCTCAGCCAGTGAAAGGGACGCTCCCCAATGTGATGCAAACCGTCAAACCCTGGAGTGATTTTACCTCTGGTATTGTTAGTATAGCTACTCGGGATGGGTCTTATATGGATAGAGCCAAGGAAGGGAGTTTACCTTTTGCGTAATTCAATTAAGGTAGTTATTGGAATGGGGGTATTGATTTGTATTGGGCTAGTGTATTTTTGGCCGTATGTGCAAATGGAATTTGCAGAAAGTGCACATTACACTGAACAAGATAAAAGAGAGTATGATTTTTATACACCTGAGATATTGAAAAAATGCCAAGAGTTTCAAATGACTATTCGTTTGATTTTGCAAATATAACAGGCCCTGCAACTCATGTTAACGCTATTAAATTCTCTGGTGTGAAGGATGTCAGTCAGATTGAAAAATACCTTATATCATCTGGGTATGTGAAAAGAGCGTGTGATTTTGAACAGCCATGCTGGCGTAATCTTGATCCCCAAGAGTCTATCTATATCGATAGCACTGAAAATAACAAGGTAGTTGTACAGGTGGTCTATAGTTTCACAACAAAACAATGATTTTTTAGTTTCAGTAAGTCATATATATGTATGGTTAAAATGAAAGATATAAAGCAATTTGCATTTTGAATAAAATTGCCTTATTATCTCCAAATAGTGAGCATCTTACGGTTAGCGCACTACACAAATTCTAAACCTCGCAATCGCGGGGTTTTTTTATGCCTGTAACACCCTGCAGTTTTGTTATGCCCCTCTGTAGCCCGACACTGCACCGGGGCGTTTTTGTATCTGGTGCATTCTCTCTCACAAGAACAAAGCTCAGCCAATGTGTTGGGGTTTTTATTCCCTTAACATACTGATATACCTTAATTCTGTCACGAAACCAGAATTGATATATTTAGATACGGGAAAATCCCGCATGTATCTAACATATTGATATTGTTCCGATGCCGGAATTCCGATAACGAGGTAATCATGTTTGATGAGTTTGACGGATTTTAATTCCCCCGAACTTGGGGGAGTGACACTATTTTTTCTTTTCGTCTTTGGTTAACTTTGTACCAAAAGCCAGTAAGCCAAGAGCCAGAAGGGTTTCAACGGAGTTATAGATGACTTCATGGGGTTTATCGATCCATCGCATACCGGCGATAGCTAATAGCACCCCTCCGGCAAAGATAAATTTAAACGATTTCTTCTTAAATGGATTTTGATCATCCTGATTCATAAATAACCTTATTTTATTGATAAATATTGTATTTGGCTTAAGTGTTACACATCTGACTGTTTCGGACAACTAAATACCTGTAGCAATTGCCCTGTTAGCGCAGAGCAGTCCGGCTGAACTATATCAGCCACCAATCTTAGAGGTCGCTATGTGCGGCCTTTTTCATATACGCCGCCACAGAATCCTGAACAAACAAACGTAATCAGCGCAGAGATACTGTGCGCGGCACCCTATTAACTTCTAATCCCCTCCGTCAGGAGGTAAGCCATGAAAATGAAAGAAAACCCAGACGTTTGGGATCAGGTACTGATGTATCTTCTTTGTGACGCTCTCGGTGATGCCAGAAAAGAGCGTGACTCGCTATCTGAAAAGCTGTCAGCTCAGCAGGCAATAAATACCACCATGCTTTCCGCTGTCACCATCAACCACCGCGCCGCACTCGACAACATCAAAGCCAAACAGGAAGAGGACACGGAGAATGTCAACGTTAAGACTGTTATCAGGACAGTATTTAAGGACAGTGAATGCGCTGCTGTTCCTGTTCCCACTGATGCTGTTAGTGAGTTGCGCAGATACGCGGACGGAATACGTACCCGCTCCGGTGGTGCCGATCCCGCCACAACTGACCGCTGA